AGAAGATGAAGCAGACGTAGTTGGATATATTAAAGATGCGAATAAAGATATAGGTAGCATGTGGTTTAACGGGGATTTTTAAGGGGGGAGGTATTTTCCAAAAATTACCGCCTCAAAATCAACGCTAACTTCTCCAAGTGATTTAGCTCAATGGAATATAGACTCTGTTGTATATGATCCAACATCTGAAAGCTGGCAACCACTTATATATGTAGGGTGGAGAGAGTATAAGGAAGATTACAAATATGGAACTATAAGTACAGGAGTTCCTGAATTCTTTTCAGTTAAGCCAAATAATGTAATTGATTTGTATCCTACTCCTAATTCAGCAACAACACTTACTGCTGAATATTGGAAAGCTCCAACTGTATTAAGTGCCTCTACAGATACTCCTGTAATACCTACAAGATTCCAAAGAATTATTATATGTAGGGCTAAAGTTTATTATGCAGAGCAGAACGATGCAGGAGAGGTTATGGGTTCGTCTCTTTCTGAGTTCCAAGATTTACTTGGAAAATTAGAAGCTGACCAACTTCCATCACAGAGAGATAGAAGGTTCTCAGTTGTTCAGAATCTTGAAAACTATACGGTAGTTCCAGAATGAGTTTGTTCGATACTGGAGCGAGAAGTTCAACTAAGACAAAATACTTTCCGTTTTCGGGAGGATTAAATATTATTGATCCTGTTCTTTCCCTACAGCCGGGAGAGTGCATGGCAGCAAATAATTTTGAAGTTGACATTAGAGGAAGATACCATAGGCTAGATGGATATGAACGTGATGATGGAACTGGTCTTCCTTCTGCCATAACATATTATAGAATTCCCTATACTATTGGCTCTGCTAAAGATTCTGTTTTTGATAGTGCATACAGTACAGCATTTGATCTTCAGATACCTCGTGTTGGTAGTACGATAAAGGGAGAGACTAGTGGTGCTATAGGACAGGTTCTAGTTGTAACTGTAGAAGAGATAGTTACTGACGCTGGGGCATTTATAGACAATGACGCAGAAGGATATATTTACTTTACTGTTACAAGTGGAACGCTTGAGGACGGAGAGACTATATTTTTTCTAAATACAGATAGCGCATTTGGCGCTGGATTCAATGTGGAGTATGGATAATGGGAACACCAACAGCCTTAAGAAAAACTAGGGCAGTTTTAACAGGTACTAGTTTTGCTAACAATACTACTGGCGCTATCACTGCTCAGATGGTTAGGCAATTTGTAGAAACCGGGATGGGTGGATATGGAGCTATATATTCACCAGCGGGAACTCCTGCAAGTCAGGCGGTAGCATCAACAGCAACAGCAACTATAGATTGGAATGCTGATTCAGTAGGTGCTAACGGCCCTGATGATACAGGAACTGTATCTGCAACAACTGTAGGAACCGATGCTGATTTTGCTAATGATAGGATCAGGATATATGACAAAGGATTCTTCATGGTTAATATGGGCATTAGTTTCGCACAGACTGGAACAGACACAGTAATATGGACATTCAGAATTGCAACACAAGATACTGCTGGTACTGTTGTATATCCGGGATTTGATTGTGCGGTTCAAAGAGTGGTTGCTACTTTAGAAAATATGGTATCTGCTTCTGGAATAATTGACACTACTGGTCACACTACTTATACGGATGTTCTTGCTCAAGTTAAGAATGGTCATGCAAGTAACTCTGAGAATTTTCAAATGCACTATGGTCAGTTATCAGTCTTTAGGGTTGGATAATGGGGCTTTATGCCACTTGTCTAGCATATGGTCCTCCCGTATTAAGGGATGCTACTGCTGACTCTACATTAGTTACAGAGTTACAGGAAAGGATAGAAGAGAAAAGGGAGACTATTGCTGTTGTTCCCGGTGAGGGGAATGTTACAGGTGTGTGGGGATATAGTGGGGATATATATTCCTTCAGAAACAAAACTGGTGGAGCCTCCGCTGGTATGTACCAGTCAACCTCTATTGGGTGGTCAGAAGTAGATTTAGGAACTGCGCTTAACTTTGACTCAACAACAACAAATGGTGAAATGGTTGTTGGTGCTGTTCTAACTGGTGCAGGTGGAGCTACTGGAACCATAGCAGGTGTTTCCTATTATGGAAACTGGGATACAGGAGGAAGTGGAACAGTAGTTTTAACAAGTATTACTGGAACTTTTGTAACTGATGAGAATCTTAGCAGTCCTACAATTGCTTTTGACGTAGGTAGTGTAGAGATTTTAGAAGGTGACGCTATAGTAGGTGGAACTTCTGGAAAGACTGCAACAGTTAAAAAGATTCAGATAGCATCTGGTGCATGGTCTACTGATGATGCAGCAGGGTTTTTATCTGTTATAAGTAGCAGCGGCACATGGACTGACGGTGAAGACATCACAGTTTTGGGGGCGAAAAGGGCTGAGATTAATGGTGTAGGACAACCAGCTTCACAAACAATTGCCAAGGCTTACGGTACTCAATATGCTCAGACACTTCAAGCCAGCGGTTCTTATGACTTTGTAAATTTCAATTTCAAAGGTTCTGAAGGTGTTGAAAAGATGTACGGTGCTAATACTGTAGATAACGCATTCGAGTATGACGGTACTACTTTTATAAAAATACGCACTGGAATGGATGTCGATACACCAAAGTATGTAGAGGCTTACAATAATCATTTGTTTCTTACATTTCCAAAAGGTTCTATACAAAATTCAAGTCTACAATTACCTACCATTTTTAGCACTACATCTGGCGCTGCTGAAATTGTCGTGGGAGATGAAATAACAGGACTATCTGTAGAATCTAAAGATGCTCTAGCAGTATTTGGAAGAAACAATACTTATGTTTTATATGGAACTTCTTCTGCTGATTGGAATCTAACAACATTTTATAGTGGTTCAGGTGCTGTAGATAAAACAGTACAAAAAATACATAACACTATATTCTTAGATGATAGAGGGATTACATCTATAAAATCTTCTTTGAGTTTTGGAGACTTCAAGCAGTCTGTTGTATCAATAAAAGTAGACCCTCTCGTACAGAAATATAAAGATAAGATTATCACCTCATTGAGAGTGAGGGATAAAAACCAGTACAGACTTTATTTTAATGATAAGACTGGCATAGCAATGACATTTATAAATGGAAAGAATGAAGGGATACTTCCTTTTACTCTGTCTGATCAAATAATTTGTTCTTGCTCCGCAGAAGATTCTAATGGAGATGAGGTTCTATACGGTGGGTTTGATGATGGATACGTTAGAAAGATTGATTCTGGTACGTCCTTTGATGGTGCTACGGTAGCTTCTTTTATTAGGTTAGCTTATTCCCATTATGGAACCCCACAACTTAAGAAAAGATTTAGAGAAATTTTGCTAGAGTTATCTGCTGATACTAGTACAACATTAGATATATATCCAGATTTTAATTATGGAGATGGGACTGTCCCGGTATCTACTGTCTACTCTGTATCAGTTACAAATGATGAGTGGAATGTAGATGACGTTTCTAACGACACATTAGGTGTTGCTATCATGGATAAAGCAAGGACAAGAATTGCAGGACAAGGGGAGAATATGGGAATTCTTATAAAAAATAGTTCCATCTACGATAAGCCGGTAACATTGCAGGGCGCTGTAATTCAATATTCTGATAGAGGATTAAAGAGATGAAGGAGAATTATCATGCCGGGTGATGGACCAGATGGATTGGCAAAACCATACAAAGACACACCTGCTGGAAGTCAAGGTATAAAAGACCCCAAGTACGCCAAATATTTAGATAAATATTCTGACCTTAAATCTGATTACAAAAAAAATTGGGAAGGTAAAGGAGTAACCGCTGCTGAATATGGTGCTATGCATTTCCATGAGTATGGTCAAAAAGAAGGTAGAAGTCTTTCTGGTGCTAAAGCTCCCGTTACACATACATCTACCAATACCAGTACAGGCACAGGTACAGGCACAGTTGCTAAATCAACTGCACCAACTTATGAAAAGACTACTAGTATAAATCTTCCATCTGAGCCTACTAAGAAACCAACATATGGTGGCCCAGAGTATGATCCTGATAAAAGTATTATCCCAACTAACATTGAGTTACTACCAGTATCAGATGATGAATATGTAGAAAATAGAATAGCTGATATCCTTGATAGGAATAGTCCACTATTTAGGGAAGCGTCAGAAGCTAGGGTTAGAGCAATGGCTGGTCGTGGTTTAGGCCGCAATTCTTCTATGGCACAAGAGGAGGTTATGAGAGCGCTTTTCTCTGTAGCCGGTCCTATAGCAGAAGCTGATGCACGAATGCTTGAAAGGCACAGGACACTGCAAAACACTGCTTACTATGAGGATATGAACACTCGATTGCAGGGTGTTATTCAGGAAACATTATCCCATATAGCTGGTGGTTATCAGATTCAGGCTGCTAACATAGCGGATATTACTAACAGGTGGAAAACAAAAGTTGCCGCTGAGTTACAAAGATATGGAGTAGATGTTGGTGCAGAACTAAAAGCATATGGACTAGAAGTACAAAAATATGGCATAGACACTACCGCACAATCCTCTAAATATCTAGCTGATCTTCAGTTTGAACTTGGTAAGATGGGTATAGATGTATCGTTGCAGGGGTTGAAGATTGATGCGGCTGAGGTGTTGACAAGTTTATCAGACAATGCAGAATCTGCTGCATATATATGGAGTGTGATATTTGGTGATAATGTATCACCGGGCGAGTGGATAGATAGATGGACGAACGGTTGGAACCAAGACGCATAAGTGATTAGAGCCGCTGTTAATGGCGACATTCCTCAAATAATAAAAGTTGTTAAGGAAGCGCATAAAGAATCCTCCTCTAAAGGTGTTCCTTTAG